ATTAAATTTATTGCCCGAAATAAGAATCCGAACTGGGAAATACTTATTGGCATATTCAACCGCTAAAGCTTGCGCTTTGATTGTTGCCAAATCCACATCGGCATCCAATCCGAAAGTTAAAAGTTCTGTCGTTACTGATTTTCTACACAACCCTAAAACTCGAATTTTGCCTTGAGCATCGGCTAATAATTTTTTTGCATAAACCGAGGTTACATCTGCCATTGTTTCCATCGTTACCGATTGAAGCGTTAGCATAAACCAAAGTTCGGCACCTCTTAATGCTTTCTCGTAAAACGCTTTTATTTGAGCGTAGGCAAAGGCGTTTGCGCCAGTTTCTTCAATACCTAATGCAACAGCTTCGTCTAACGAAAACACTTGATAAGAATTGCCAACCGTAACCTTGTTTGTTCCTGCAACCGTAACTCCAGTTAAAACCAGTCCTGGTGTTTTCTGAATGTCGGCTTGCAACTGTCCAAGGCCTCGTTTGTTGACATTAAATTTAATATTTGGTAAACCCATTTTTAAATGATTTTAAAAAGTTTAAGAATAAAGCAAACTCCAAATCCTAGTGCAAAGGCGGTTATCAAATTCCAAAAACTAAAACCCTTTGTTTGCTTTATATTTTCAGAATCATTGGTTTTGCTGCTATTGGATTCTTTGAGTAATTCGCTTTTAATTTTCGCTACAATAGCCAAACTATCACAAGTGGCAGTTACGGTTATTGTATCGTGAACGATTTTTATTCTTGCTGTAGCGTTGCCGTTTTTTTGGGTGTAAACCCGTGGTTTTGAATTCATATTTAAACCAGGTTTAAATGCGAATTCGGCAACTGCAATTTTCAAGCTCGTTTCGGACTTTGGTGCAACTACAATGGTATCTTTGTAGCTAACTACCTTTTCTGATGTCGTTTGGTTTTGCGTTTCGGTTTTTTTAACTTCCTGTCGAGTAGTACGACAGGAAATCAAAAAACAACTACAAAACAAAACCAATAACAAACTTATTTTTTTATACATTTTGATATTCTTTTTTAGCATCAAAACTCGGACAGGCTTTTTTCACTTTAGGAAAATCTCTATGCCCTTGAATGATAGCGGTTGGGAACTTCTTTTTTAGCTCTCTCAAAATACTGAGTAGCGTTGCTTTTTGCGCAAGGGTTCGGGTGTCTTTTGCAGCTCCTTTTGTGTCAATACCACCTATGTAGGAGATATTGATTGTTTCAGAATTAAAGTCTTTTACACCATTAGAAACTTTTTCTATTGGCAATAAATTGACCAATGCACCATCTGTTTTTATAATAAAGTGGTAGCCGGGCATTGTCCATCCTAGATGTTCACGCCAATACTTTTGAATTGCTTCGATTGTAGCCGTTTGGGCTGTGGCGGTGCAATGAACGGCTAAGTACTTTATATTTCGCATTATGCTTCGGGTTCGGTTTCTACTTCTAAATGCATAGCATTTTTAAACGTTTCAACTTTTCTCGCAGATTCTTCAAGAGAATTTGCATGATCTAAAGCGTGTTTGTATTGCAGAAAAATAAAATTATCTGATGTTACAAATACCTCTTTATCTTCTTTGTTAGCTTCAAAATGTTGAGCCACAATTTCTTTTTTTGAAATTTCTTTTTTATTAGCCATGACTTTTTTTTATAAAATTGCTACTAAATATTTAGGCTGTGAAGCTCTTATGTTTCCTGTTAACGCTCTTTGACCAAAAGAGATAATGTCGGCTTGCAATCCAGGATTACCTAAATCTTCGTACATCTCTAAATCTCCAAAACATCTAAACACTTCGTCTTTACACCAGCCAAAAGATGCCTTTTTATCGCCTGCAACGAAAGTTGACGCAAAAGGTTTTTTCGCTCCTGCAGATGTGTACAACGGACTTCTAGAAGTATGGTGAATTTTGAAGCCAAAGAATACATCGCCTTTATTAGCTCGCATTTCTTTGTACAGTGTTTTATTCTCTTTTTTAATACGTTTCATGTGATCTGTTGTCAAACAGATATTCAATTGATCCGTTAAATCAAGGTCCATATAGAACGCCTCCAAATCTAACAATGCGTCAATAACAGAGTCATTTGCTCCAAGAGTAATGATTTTGTTAAAGGCATCATTGGCAACTGGCGACCAAGCATAAGCTGCTCTATCATGCAATTTTTTTACGATTGCAGTTTTATGACGTTGGGTAATCGATTTTCTTTTATCGTAAGAAAGCTCAACTTCTTGAAGGTTTCTGTGACGTGTTTGCTCTGTAGAGTATGTTCTAAGAACTACTTCGCTAGGAATATCAGCAATTGACGCTGTTGGCAATTCATTTTCATTTCCAGCAAAATAATCTTCATGAACACCTGGCTCAATTCCTGCTTCTGCCAAATGCAATTTATTGTTATCAACGTGCATAGACATGTCAGTCGATTCCATCACGAATGATGAGTCTGGAATTGGTTGCTCTTTTATGTCGCCAATCCAAATTTCTTTTTGTAATCCCATTTTTTTTGTCTTAAATGATTAATGATTTATTTAGAGTATCTTACTCCGTTTTGGTACTCTTTTGCCAATTGTGCATATTTGTCAGGTTCGTTTTCACGAATTCTTTTCAATTCAACAACATTATATTTTTGCAAATAGTCGAACGTACTTTCTAAATTTCCAACAACATTTCCACCTGTTTTACCACTACCTAAAATCACTTCTTTGATTTGGTTTTGGTTCGTGTTTTGTCCGTTGGCAACTTCTTTATCGGCAATCAATTTTGATAAAACCGCTTTTTGACCGTCGAAGTCTGCTTCAAAAGATTTCAATTGCGAATTTTTCAAACCCTCGGGGATTAAACCAAGCGTTATGGCTTTTTCAACCAGTGCAGTCGCTTCCTGCGTGGTAATGGCAGAAAGTTTTACTTTCAATTCGCCATTTTCTTTTTCGGCATTTTCTTTGGCAAGTTTTAATTCTTGCACTTTTACAGACACTGCCTCTTCGGTCGATTCTGCAACCATTCCCAGTGCTAGGGCAATCGTAACTAATTTTGACATAGGTTCTTTTTTTAGATTAATTTTTTGGAGTGTAATGGGTTGACCATCTTTTGATAATTTCAAGGCATCGTCGTTGCCACCAATATCAACAATTGATATTTCGACCAGTTTACATTTAGTAACCGTTTCAAGGGTTTGTCCAGCAAGAACCATTTCGGTATCGCTTGAGGTTCCTTTTACATCGGCACTCATCGAAGCCATTCTTATAAATCCGCTTTCTACTTTATCTGCAATCTTTTTTGCAAATTCTTCTTTTTCGTCAAATTCGATTGTTGCAATTAGATCAGTTCCCGAAACGGCAAGTTTTACACAACGACCTATTACTTCACTTCCACGGTTTTCGTAGTCAAATCTTTTGTGCATATACAGCACTACAGGATTGCGTAAGTATTGCTTATAGTCAATACCAGAGGTAAGAACCCGATAACCGTGTTCGTTTACATTTTCGGTATTAATGATAAAATCGTGTGTCATTTCAATGGCTATGTTTTGAGATTTTCTCTCCTTTTGAGATGACAAAATTGTGGCGATTTTTCGAACTAAAAAAATTGGTTTTCAAGCCTTGTACTCAATCAATACAGGGGTTGTACTACTATTCCCAACCGTTGATATTGGTTTTTTATAGTATGTGTTTTAAGTCGAATTTTGCCCTTATGAATGATTTATTACTTGACGAAAACGGCGACCTTTCTATTGTGAATGGCGAATTTGCTATTGGCTTTTCTGACAACCAACACCAGGAACATATTTTGTTGGCCCACAAAGGCGAATTCAAAGAATTTCCCGAAATAGGTGTAGGCATTCACGCTATGCTGGACGATGACGATTATACCGATATGCTAATTGAAATCAAAAAAAACCTTGAGTACGACGGTATGAAAATTAAGAATGTAAGATTTGACGAAAACGGTAATTTAGATATTGATGGATACTACAAGTAAAACTAAAGGGCGGATGACCTCCGTTGATCGTGATTACAAAAAAAGCCAAGGAAAGGACTTATTTGTAAAAGGGTTCTCTATCACTAATATTTCTGAAATTATTGGCGTTGGCATCAAAACCGTTTCGGGTTGGCGCGATTTGCACAACTGGGAAGGCGAAAAAGAATTGAATAACGTTCGCCCATCTGAAATAAAAAAGATGATTCTGCAGTATGTTTTGGACATCAAAGATGGCAAAAAACCACAATACAAAGCCGATGATTTAAGTAAGATCTCGGCCGCATTTGATCGCTTAAATGACAGTCGAAAAAAAGCGGTTTACACGATGGAAAGCTTTGACGACTTTTCGCAGTTTATGATGGTAAAGGCGGGCAAAAGCACCGGCAAAAAAAGAGAGGACACTTTAGAGTTACTTCAAAATATAAGATTGTTTTTTGACCAATATGTAACCGAACTTTTAGAAAATGACTAAAACTGAGCTAAAGGAAGCCAAAGAAAAATATTTTAGAGAGTCGAAAAGAATTCAATTACTTTCGGGTGCATCACTTATTAAAGAAACAACCGAGGAACAAGAAAAACGCATCAAAAGGTTATTGAAACCAGAAAACTATTTGGAGTTTTTCGAGTATTACTATGGTGTAAATTCGGGACTTGCTCTAGCAGATGCACCTTGCGCAAAGTTTCATTTAACGAGTTATTTGGATGTTTACAAAAACCCACTAATCAAACAGCAACGCCGTTGGTTTCGTGGTGCTGCCAAATCCATTCATACCAATGTTGGAAACTTGACGCACCTAAAACAAAACAACGAGGTCAATTTTGCTTTAATTATTGGGCGAACGCTCGACAATGGTAAAATTCTACTTTCGGATATTCAATTGCATTTGGAAAGTAACGAACGCTACATCAAAGATTTTGGTGTGCAAATGCAATACGGTTCCTGGGCTGATGGTCAGTTTGAAACCAACGACAAAAAAATGTTTAAAGCACTCGGTTTGAACCAACCTTTTAGGGGTTTGCGTAACAACGCCAACCGTCCAGACTTTGCCTCAATGGACGATTTAGAGGATAGAAAACAAGCCCAAAATATCGACTTGACAAAAGAGAATGTCCAGAAGCTAACGGGCGATTTAGGAAAGGCAGGACAAAAAGGACGGTTTCGCCAGATAATGGCAAACAATTATATCGTAAAAAACGGCATCGTTGATGGGTATGCCGAAAAGAATAAGAAGTCCAAAAACTTTAAAATTCATACCATAAACCTAACCGATGACAAAGGAAATCCATTGTGGCCAGAACGATACAGCCACCAAGACTGCATTGATATTATTGAAGATACGGATTACCACACCAGTCAAAGGGAAGATTTTAACAACCCAGTCGAAGAGGGTAAACGAATTAAAGAAGAGTGGATTCGATTCAAGAAAACACACGGCAATGAAATCCATAACGGGCTTATTGAATTCTGGGATTTGTCCTATAAAGATGGTGGGGATTACAAAGCCGGTTGTGTAGTTTCCGTTGATAAGGGAAGAGCGCACGTTTTAGAAATCTTTAATCGGCAAGTTGATAGACCAACAGCCATGAACATGCACTACGACTGGCAAAAAAAGTACAACGCCAAAGGAATGTCAATCATATCATTTTATGATGCCACAGCGGCTCAAGAGATTGTTTATGAAACCGATTGGTTAATAGCTTGTGAAGAAAACAACGCCTGCGATATTCCATTTCCCGATCACGCATCGGGCGACAAGCACGATCGTATTGACGCCACTTTGACCAGCACATTTATGCGGGGTTTAATCACGTTTGATGAGCGTTTGAAAGATACGCCGGATATGGAAAAGGCATTGGCTCATATTTTATCCTTCGAGAAAGGTTGCAAAACGCCTGATGATATTCTAGACTCGCTGGAACAATGCGTTCGAAAAGGACGATTGCTTTTTGGCTATTCTCAAAAAGAGGAAAGTAATATGAACCCATTAATCGGCAAACGAAAAACAAAACGCAGAGTATGACAACACGAAAAGAACTATTCATCAAAATAAAAGAAGCACTTTCCAACATTCCGGAACTGGAACTAGTTGACTTGCAACGCAAACAGTTTTCTAATGAAAAAGAAAACTACCCGAGTTATTGGACTGCTGCACTTATTGATATTAAAAGCATTGCGTGGGAAAGTATGGTCGAGCAAAAACAAGAAGGCTTTTGTAATGTCGATGTTACGCTGTACTGCAAAGATGGTTGGATGGATCAGCACAACGGAACTGCGGACGAACAGCACGGCTTGATCGAAATTGATTTAATTGACACCATTGTTGAAAAATTACAATTTTTGCAAGGCGATTATTTCAAACCATTGCACCAAATAGCTGACGAAAGCGAGGACTCCGACATTGAAATA